ATGTTTCAAATAGAAGGGGGAGCTTTTGCAGGGACACTTTGTACATTAAATGAAGCAATTAATAGAGCAGGGGTAGATGTAAACAGCGTCGCTATAAATGAAATATTAGTTAATGAATTTGTTTTACAGGCAGAAGCAGAAATGAATGTAAAACACAGAATAGATTGGGTGTCAGAATATGCGGGAATAAATGTAAAGGCTCAAAAGATATTAAATAAAGTTTGCTCATCATTATCAGCAATAGACATAATAAATTATGATGCTGCAACAATTGGAAGTTTAGCAGCACAGAGAAGAATAGAAAATTTAAATAAAATAGTAGATTCAGGAATGAAAAAATTAAATGAATTCGACCAAAAGAATTTCGCAGGAGTAGAAAGTGGGGGATAAAAATATAAGAAATTCTGACACATCACAATTAGATCAGTCAATAAAAATACAGACAACAAGTCCGGAAGATGTAGACGGTGCAGAAGAAGGAGTAGAGGTTAGATGGATAAATAATGAATGGACAACATATAATTCTTATTATAAAAATCACATTCCGGTAAGGTCAGTAATTAATAAATTGGGAATGTGGAGTGTTGGAAAGGGATTTAAAGCAGATAAAAGAACAACAAAAATTCTGGAAAAGATTAGAGGGATTGGAAAAGATACTTTTAATGGAATAATGAATAATCAAAAAAGAATTCAACATGTTAACGGAGATTCTTATGCTGAAATAATTACAGAAGATGGAGGAGAATTAAAAGAAAACGGAAGTAATTTGACAAATCTTAAACCTCTAAATCCGGGAAGAATTGGACACAGAACCAATGATGAAGGAATGTTAATTGGATATACACAAGAAAATATTGATGGAACAAAAACAGACTTAGAATTAAATCAAGTTTTTCATTTAATGTTAAATAGGACTGCTGATGAAATTCACGGCACTGGAGATATTAAAAGTTTAATTTCATTCTTGGATAAAATAAAACAATTAGATGAAGATATGGCGGTAATGTTTCACAGATTTGTTGTGCCTTTAGTGATTTGGAAATTAAACACCGACGATAAAACAACAATAGAAGACTTTAAAGCAAAATCAAAGATAGCAAGAAACGGCGGAGATGATATGGTTATCCCGGAAGAAGCTGTAAGTTGGGATTTATTAGAAGCTGGAAAGAATGGGGTTGATCCTATGACATGGAGAAATAAATGGGTTGAAGAAGTTATCAAAGGCGGAGGAGTACCGGCATTGATTATGGCTATTGAAGCAGGAACAACAGAAGCCTCTTCAAAAATGGTTTATCTTGCATGGCAGCAAGTTATAGAAGATGCTCAATTAAATTTGGAAGAGCAGGTTTTAGCACAATTACATCTAAAAATAAAATATGAATTCCCGGCAAGGATTGAAGAAAATTTAGGAGAAGATGAAGGTAAGGATGGAGATATTAATAAAAGCATAAAATCTGAAACTGAAATTACAACTAAAAAAATAAATGGTGGTGAAAAGAAATGATGACAATCGATAGAAGATTTACAATCCTGGAAATTAAATTAAAATACATTGAGAAATTAATATATGGAATGTTTGGATTGATAGGAACTCAAATAATTTTAAATTTATTTTGATTGAAAGGAGGTATTTAAAAATGACAGAAGAAGATGAGAAAAAGGCACAAGAAGAGGCTGAGGGGGAAAAAACTCAGGCGGATGCAAAAAAATCTGAGGACGAAGCAAAAGCAGCTGAGACAGAAAAGGCTGGGGGAACGGAAGGAGAAAACCCAATAATAAAAGCTGAAAAAGTTCTGGAAGAAATAAAAAAAGAAAACGACAGAAAAGAATCTTTAATAAAAAGAGATGAGGATTTAACAGCTAAAAAAATGTTGGGTGGAGTAACTCAGGCAGGACAGGAACCAGCGAAAAAAGTAGAAACGCCGAAGGAATATAAGGATAGGGTTATGTCAGGAAAATTATAAAATGGATAAAGTAGAAACAATATCAAAAGAAGTTATAGGAATAACAGAACCAAAAGATTTAGGAGTTAAGATTGGAACTAAGGAAGAAGCTGCATGGAAAATAATAAAGGAAAGTCAGGAGCAAAACATAAGAACAGGAAAGATAAATGTTGAAGTTGCTGAAGCGGTTTTAAGATTAGCAGAAATAAGAATAATAGAAGAGCAAGAGAATTTTAAGAAATAAGAAGGGCTTCCGCATCCGTACCGGGATGCTCCCTCACAAAAACGCTATTATCCGCAAATCCCTCCGCATATCGTTTGACGATAGATTTATATATATTGTTTTTTTTTAGGTACTACATGACAAACGAAACTCAATTAATGGTTGAAACTGAATTACCTATTTCTTTTAAATGTGCAGATGGTACAGGAATACCAAAGGGTTCTTTTGTAAAGTTAACTGAATCAATGACTGCCATAATTACTTCTGGTCAAAAAGATATGATTGCAGGAATTACAGCTGAAGAAAAAATTGCAAATGATGGTAAAGTTACAGTCCCAGTTTATATGGGAGGAATATTTAAAGTGGTTGCGGGTGCAACTATAGCTATTGGTGCAGCTTTAATGATGGATGCAACAGTAAACAGAGTTGAAACTGCAAGTACAGTAACAGGCGCGGCTGGTGTAGGCTATGCTCTTGAAGCACCAAGTGCAGACGGACAAACATTTATAATGAGATTACAAATCGGGAACTCAACATCATAATGGCAGATAAAAGTGGAGAAGCAGATATTAGAAGTTTGGATATTGATAAGTTAGCGAGAGGTTTCGCAGATGAGCAAAATATTCTTAAAAGTTTAACAAGGCAGGAATCAACTTCATCAAGAGAAATTAGAACTTATCAGAAAACAAGTGGATTTTTAGATACTGCAACAACTAATGATACAGCAATTAGTTTAATTCCAACATCACAATTTGCAAGACCTTTTGTAATTGAGCAAAGCTGGACAAGAAATGTTGATCATGTTAAAGACTTTATGGCAGAAAGTCCATGGCTTTCATTAAGTGACTTAAAAGATAATGATGTTGATTTGTTAAATACAAATGTTAGAGATATTGTTAGAGCAGTACAAAGAAAAGTAGATTTGAGGATATTTTCAATATTGACAAATGCTTTAGCGGCAACTCCCACTTTACCTTTAACTGGAAGTGTGACTGTTCAAAACACAGGTGCAACTGGGACAGGATGGGATGATGTTGCAGCAGGAAATCCAATTAAAGATTTATTAGTCGGTCAAAGAAAAATAAGACAGAAAGGATATGATCCTAAACAAGCAGTTATAGGATTAAATTCTATTGAACATGAGTTCTTAATGGATTATATAATTACTCAAAAAGGTTCAAGTATACCAAGTTACGCTGTAGAAAAATTAAGAGCAGGGGCAGTAATGGAGATTTTAGGAAATAGTATTTTTGTTAATGAACATTTTACTACTGACTGGGTTTATATGTGGATTCCAGAGCAAGCATTGGCATGGAAATCTTTAACAGGATTAACAGCTGCGCTTATTGAAGAAAAACTTATTGGTGTAAAAGTGAGAGTTCTTGAGCAGGGAGAAGCAATATTAACAGACCCTAACGCTGTTCATGTTACATCTGATACTACAACTTAGAGTTAGAAAGGAGGATTTCAAATGACTAAAGAAAATAGAGAAAGACAATATAAACATTTTAGAGATTTAGAACATAATTATTTAGCTTTGCCGGGAAGAGACCACGATTTAGAAAGGACTGAAGTTGTAAGGGCAAACGCAAAACTTCAGGCTGATGCAATGTTAAAGAAAAATCCTGAGTTGGAAGTTAAAGAAGAAGTTAAAGATAATTCTAAACCTGAGGTAAAGAAAAATGCCAAGAAATGAGCGTGATATTTCTCAGACCAAATTTACAATAACTAATTTTAATGAAGTTTATTCTTTGGATGCAAATAATAATGATCCTTTAATTAACGCTGATGTTTTAGCAACATTAATAAGAGATTTGAGTGAATTGGGAATTATAAATAATCAAGCGGCGGTGAGTTAAAATGGCAGCTGGAGATGTAATAACAATTATTGAAGAGACTGATTCTAGAAAAGGGAATTATTTTGACGGCACTGATGATTATGTTTTGCATGATGCCCACGCTATTGCGAGGGTTTTAGCTAACGATACAGTTGGGACTTATACAGCTATGATTTATGTGGACGATATATCTGTAGCAGCCCAAACAATTCTATCAGCAGGAGATAATGATAACACAAATGAATATTTACAACTATTAATTGATACTGGAAGGTTAAATATTATTCTAAAACAAGGAGGAGCAGTTCAATTTAGTGTATTAGAAACAATTTCATCTATCCCAGAAAGAACATGGACACATGTGGCAGTTGTTCAAAATGGAACACAATCAGTTCTTTATGTGGCTGGGGAACCTGTTGCAACCACAAACACAGTATCAACTGATTTAACAATGTGGTATGATGAATTAGCATTAACAGATAAATTCGCTATTGGAGTTTTAGAATCCAACGCAACTCACACAAATGATTTCAAGGGAGCAATTGGACAAGTAAAATATTTTAATATTGATTTAACAGCAGCAGAAATTAAAGCAGAAGCAAGAGGAACAGCTCACACTTCTGTTAATAACAGAGATGTAACAATTGAAGCGGCTAGAGTATTTGATATTTCTATGGAAGATGATGGAACAACTGACTCCGGAAGCGGAGCAGACAACGGAACATTCGTTGGAAACGCACACTATGGCGGAGAAATATCGACATGGAGCAGAGCGGTAGAAAGAAATTCTACAGGACACGCAGCAGAATTCATTAATACTTTTCCATTGGGAAATAAGTTTGCAAGTGTAATAAAGAGAGGAGATTAATTCTATGGCAAACACTAGAGGAGAAAAAGAGTTAAGAACCGACTGGCCTCATGAAGAAGGCCTTATTTCTGGAACAACAAAGCAGGAAGGCAGACAATCAAGATTGCTTCCACAGGGGATTGATGGAATAAAATCGATAGTTTTATGTAAAGATAAAGAGTTAATGTGATATGACAAATTTAAATGCGATAGAAAAAGAAGATGATGGTTCTATTTTAATTAATCTTGAAGAGGGAAGATTTTTATTTTCTGATGCTTTAACTATTGATGAAGATGGAAACATAAAATTAAAAGATTTTACAGCGGGTTCGGTTTTATTCGCCGGGACAAATGGAATAATTTCTGAAGATAATACAAATCTTTTTTATAATGATAGCAATAATAGTTTAGGGTTAGGTACAAATACCCCAGAGATAAATTCTTTTTTAACACTCGGCCCGGGCGGTGGGGGAACAGGAACAAAAACAACTTTAACAAATAAAAATGGAGGAATTGCTAGTCCATCCGCAGCAAATAGTGAGTCTGACGGAGATAAATGGGTATTCTGGAATTCATCAGATTTTAAAGGAGCAATAGGATTTGACGACTGGACATTTTGGTTTCAGTCTTCAGGAAGTAATGAAGCTCTCAGTCAATATGAATGGTACATGGGTGCAACAAATCCAAGAGTTAATTTAAGATTAAAAAAACATGATTTATCTGTAATGAATGAGGATGATGATGGGCTGGGATGTTCATTCCATTTTCAAAACGATGTAGGCACACCAGGAAGTGAGTTTACAAGTGGAAGGATTCATAGTAAATTTGATTCTCCAAGTTATGCAGGTGCAAGAATGTGTTTACAAACCCCTTTAAGTGAAACAGTTTTTGAAGATTGTGTAAGTGTAAAAAATGGAGAGACTTTTATTGGTGACGGTGGAGTTACAAATTATGTTAAAGTTGCTCAAAATGGAAACGTTACACTTCATGGAACCGCAAGGGTTGAGAAACATATAGTTATTCCAGTAGGAAGAGCGAGTTTAGGTGGTCAGGCACCAACACTAACAGTGATTGGAAACTATGCAACACTCGTGTTTAGTCAGGCAGTTACTCAAAGTGCTTATGTTACATTTCACACACCAGATGATTGGGCGGTTGGGACTGACATGGAAATACATTGTCACTGGGTGCCTACCAATGCAGCTGCTGGAGATGTTGTATGGGATATAGATTATAGCGCCACTGCTTCAGAAGCTAATGAATTAATAAGTGCAGCAGGAACTAACTTAACAGTTACAGATTCAACACAAACATTACAGAATGAATTATTGCAGACTTCAGATATGACAATTATAGCTGCCAATATTGCAGTTAATGATGCGATTGGCATTTGTGTTAGTCGTGATACTGGAGATGGTGCAGACACATATGCAACAGGAGCAGGATTAGTTTATTTAGAAATTAAATATTTAGCAAATAAATTAGGAGAACTAACATGACAACAAGACAAATAGAAGCGATGGGTATAAAAGCGATTGAAGTTACAAGTGAAGTTAAGAAAGTTTATCGTGAAGATAAATTGTTAGCAGAAAAACAAGCACACACCGACGCTATTTCTAAAATAGATGAATTATTAGCTCAGTTTAAATAATTCTGGTATAGATTTGCAGTAGAGTTTATAAGGGGTATGTACGTACCTATAGTACAATGGAAACAAAAGAACTAATAAAAAAATTAAACTATTTCAAACAACCAAATAAAGTAATCTGTGGAATATGTTGCGGATATATTGGAGAATCTAATAACCCTGAAGGAGAATTGGGTTATGATGGATGTGAAGAAGATGATACAGGAGAATTCAAATGAAAGGAATAAAATTATTAAAAACTCAATTCACCGACGCTGAATTTAAGAAATTGTCAAACATAAAGGAAGAGTTATCAATAATTCACGATTATCCTTACACTTGGCGGGAGTTCATTTTGAACTTAGCAGCAATTAAATTTAAGAAAGAAAAAAAATGAAATTTAAAATTAAAGAAAAAAATGAAGAAAAAGTTCATGAGGTTCAACTAGTAAATTTTGGTGAAATGATTGATTTAAGAATTAATGAAACCACTTGTTTTAGAATACAAGATAATAAAATCCTTATTTGGCATGACGATCTAAAATCATTTTTTGATGAGATTGAAATATATAATCAAAATGGATAAAGTAAATTTAGAAATTTTAGAACATGACGATAAAACAGGTGAAAGCTTTGGAAGATATTTTAGATTTAAAACATCGCAAGGTTGGATGGCATGTTTTCCGGATTTCAAAGATAAGAATGACTTTACTTTGATAAATTCAATACTTGCACAAGAAGGAAAGGGTGTGATTTGTGTTGGAATTTCAACTAATGAAAAAGGATCAGTAATTCAGAAGTTTTTCGGCAGTGAAGATTTGACATTGAAAGCAGATAAAGAAAAGAGTTTGCCACCGCCACAAAGCCCGTTAGTTGATAACGAAAAAAGACCGACATTAGGACAAGCTGTTAATAAAGATGGCACCGCTGGAGTAAATGCTCAAGAGCAGAAATCTGTTAAAGAAGAAAAATATGAGCCTACTTCGATGTATGTGAGTTATGCTAAGGATATATTTTGTGAGATGATAGGGAGTCCAGACACATCCTTAACAAAAGAACAATTCAAACACCTAATGGAAACATCTATTGGACTAGTCAAACAGGCACAAAAAGCATTTAGTTAAAATGGACATTGAAGAATTTACACTTTTGAGTTTAGGTATTTTATGCCTAACATTTTCAGCAAGATTAATTATTGAATTATTTATTTAAATTTATAATCACCTAGTATTGAATTAAAAAAAAGTGGTTGGAGGCATCGCCGGGTAAAAGCTATAGTCCCCGGCAAGGTGCGGGAGTATAGTACTCCAGTAGGTTCGAGTCCTGCTGTCTTCATTGGGCTGCTTAGGACGGAGTAACATCCTGCCTTTCCGCCCGACTCGACCCCGTCCGGAGACGGGGAATCAATGACACCGATAATTCGGTTGAAGATACTGATGTGAAATTACTCAGGGAAACCGCAGGTTGGCAGTTCGATTCTGTCTGTCTTCATGGGATTTAGATCTCCTTGTAAAGTAGATAGGAGCAGTTTCGATGAAGGATGAAAATTAAAAGCCCAGTAAGCTTCACGCGCCACTGCAAGGTGGCAATAATAATCATGGATAAAAAGACAATAAGGTTAATATTAACCTTACTAAAAACAATGGATTTAATAGAATTTAAGTTTGACATTCCAGAATGTATTAACAGATTAGGAGATTATATAAAAATTAAATGACACCCCGGAAAGACGGGGAATTCATACTCGCTTTAAAGTTGTATGGATTGAAAAGGGAGGGGAAAAATGCAACTGATCCCCTTCCGGCGGGAATTCATAGTCACCGCGTGGGTTAGAGTGAACGTCGACAAAAGAGCAGCTTAATAGTGTTCCCAAGACCCACATTTATAATCAAAATGGAAAAAATAAAAGCATTTGCAGAAGAATGGTGTTGGATTTGTCCTAAATGTGGAGACCAACACTGGGAATGTTTTAGCGACGACACGATAAAAGAATGTTGTGAAACTAAATTTGAAATAATATATAATCAAAATGAGAATAAAAACTGATAACATCAATAAAGTGAAGAAAGAAATAGAAGAGAGTAGCATAAAAGAGAGAAATCGCCACATTGAGAAAGCTAAAGAAGAAGTAAAGAGTGGAGATCAAAAGACTTTAATTTAAAATGGAAGAATTAAAAAATACAAAATTAAGAAAGAGAATAGCTAATTATATTAAAGAGAATTACTGCTTTTGCAATAAAGAAAATTGTGCTAGTTGTTTATTATCAGAGGTATTAGCAATAGAAAATTAAAATGCCATATAGAATAGTAAAATACACAGGAGAAACCGTAAGGGCTCTAGAGTTAAGACTAAAAGAAATTAAAGACAGAGGAGAAACCATGATAATATTTATAATAGAAGTATTTGAATAAAAATGTGGTCTCCTTAATTATTCGGTATACCGAATAACTTTATTAAGTCCGTTCACGTTAGAAAGTTACTCTTTCTAATCACGCTTTGGCAATTTAGGCACTACACCGAGATAATTAAGGAATGATAACGTAGTGCCTAAATAACCTATTTGCTCGCATCCGCTCGAGATTCGAAGTACGGAATTCGTGCCTGAGCCAGCCCGGACCGGGTAACGGGCTCAAATTGTCCCGTTCTGGGGTGCCTGAACGGGATGAGTATTACCCGAAAGTGATTTAAATCCCGAGCTCGGGACCCAGACGAGCACGGGCTTTAAAACCCGTTCGGGTTCCTGTTCCCCCCCAACCCCCCGCTGGGGGGCGGGAAGACCGGCGCTCCGCGCCGGGGAAGGGGAATACTAAAATGTACTAATCAATACTAAATTAGTAATTAAGAAAAGTTACAAAAGAATCAAAATGGGAAAGATATACATTAATTCAACAACAGCAAATGGGTATATAAGAGAGAATATAGGATTAATTCTAATGTTGATATTGGTAGTGATTGGTTATTGTTTTGTTATAGGTTAAGAAAGTTGACAAAGAATAAAAAGCTAATAAAAGGCAATAAAAGCACAATAAAGGCTATTTGTCATTTGTAAGCAAAAAGGGTGATTCTCCAGAGAAAAACACCATTCTCCAACAAAAAGGGCAATATTCATAAAAAAGAGAGTATGTCTAAAACACCATTCTCTAAAACAGCGATTTTGAATAAAACAGTTAAAACAGTTAATCCAGGATCCCACAGAAAATTTTAAAATATTATAAATCTGTTATAGATTTGGTAGTCAAAAAGAATAATCTATTTAAAGAGAAAGGAATTAATATAATAATCTGTGACAGGATTGTCTGTTTCAGGGGGATTTATTATTATTATTAATTCTCGTGGTTGAGATATCAACAATGATATGATCCCCCTGTCACAGATAGATAATCTCGAAACAGGGGATTATGTGTTGGTGTGTGTATGTGAACTCGTTTTATGTAGTCGGGAATCCGTTTCTTTTTTCTCTTTCTTTACTTTCTTTTTGATTACTTTTTCTTTCCTTTCTTTCTCTTGTATACACAGACCGACACATTTATAAAGATGGTTTTGTTAGATTGGATATGGATGAATTTAATTTAAGTGAAAAAAGAAAAAATACTGATGATGACAGATTTAATGTATTTTACTTTGAAAAAGATGTTAAAGAATTTATTAAGAGATTAAAAGAATTGGCAATGAAATCAGCTAACACAGATGGAGAAGGATATTTTCATTGTGACGAAATAGATAAATTAGCAGGAGATAAATTAATATGAACATTATAGCATTAAGACAAGAGAAGCGAAGGAAAGGAATTGGCAAAATAAAGGCAAGTATTGAGAAATCACAAGTAGAATACAGGGATTTTGATTTTAAGAGCGTGGTTATGTCTACAATGTCGAATTTAGAGATTTCTGGAAGAACTGCGAGTGAATATGTGAGGATTGCTTTTTTTGAACTAAATTTAGATAAAAATGGAAATGAAAGTAAAGTTTAATGATGATACATATTGGCAATTACTAAAATTAATTCCAAATAATTTCCCGGTGACAGCTGAAGATTTAAAAGAGATATTTTCTCAGGAAGATAAAAAACAATGAAATTAAAAAGAATTCAAGACGGAAGAATTGGAATATTTATGGATAATATAATGATGAGATTAGCAACAAAAGAAGAATTATTATTTGAAATATTACAAGAATTAAAAAAGTTAAATAAAGATTAATGATAAAAGTAACAATAGAAATAGAAAGTAAAAATTTATTCCAGGAACAAGATTTTTATCATTGGTTACAAAGCACTATCTCATGCAGAGCATGCAGAGAAAAAGTAAAAGTGGTGATTTCGAGAGAATGAAATTAGACAAATGGCAAAAGGAAGTTTTAGCAGTGAAGGGCAATTTGTGCCTTTGTAGTGGCAGACAAGTGGGAAAATCAACAGTTATCGCAATTAAAGCCGGGGATTCAGCCCTGGAATCTAAAAAAACAATAATGATCATAGCAGCAGTTGAAAGATCAGCTTTACTTCTTTTTGAAAAGGTTTTATCTCATATTTACATTAAAGATAAAAAAATGATTAAAAAAGGGAAAGATAAACCTACAAAACACACATTAAAGTTAATGAATGGCTCTATTATTCATTGCTTACCAACTGGAGATTCAGGTTACGGCATTAGAGGGTATACAATCGACGAACTTTATGCAGATGAAGCTCACTTCATTAAAGAAGCAGTTTGGGCGGCAGTTACTCCAATGTTGGTCACCACAGGGGGAAAGATTAACTTACTATCTACACCCTTCGGTGTAGAAGGTTATTTTTACAGATGTTTCTATGATAAGAAATTTACTGCAATTCATGTCAGCACTGAAGAAGTTGCAGAAGGAAGAGAAGAACCACAGAAGAGACATCTGCTAGAATTCTTAAAAGATGAAAAGGAGAGAATGACAAAATTACAATATCAACAAGAATATCTAGGGTTATTTGTTGGCGGAATTCAAAGATTCTTTCCGGATGAATTAATAGATGAATGTTGTATTAAAGAATATAGGAGTCATTGGTTGAGAGGTGACAGATTCCAGGGAATAGACGTGGCAAGAATGGGGGGCGATGAAACAGTTTTAACTTCTTTTGTAAGAGTAAACAGAGAAAGTTTACATGAAATAGATTTAACGATCCCGGAACCTCAAAAATTAACAGAAACAGCAAGATTAATTATTCACAAAGATAAATTATTGAATCATAAGAAAATCTACATGGATGATGGCGGTTTGGGTGTTGGAGTTTATGATATTCTTTTTGAGGACCAACAAACTAAAAGAAAAGTTGTTGGCTTAAATAATGCAAGAAGAGAAATAGATAAAGAAATAGGACAAGATAAATTTAGAAAAAGAACATTGTTAGGAGTAGAAATGTTAGTAAACCTAAAAGTTTTAATGGAAAATTCAAAAATCGAATTATTCGATGATGAAAGAATTAAACAAAGTTTTAGATCAATGCAATGTGAAAATACAGAAGGGATTTTAAAAATCTATGGCAATTACTCTCACATAGTAGAAGCAGTAAAAAGGGCAGCATGGTGCATTAAGGATAAATCTTTAAATCCTTATATCTATTAATAATAAAATGGCATTAAGGCAAGAATGGTACACGGCGAATGATGATGAAGACCAAATTGTAGATGATGCTTCGGTAGGGTCAGATGAAAAGATCGCACAATCATTCACACTAGGAACAACAGGAGATAATTTTGGTTTTGATGTTTCAAGGGTTTTTATTAAAGGAAAAAAAGTGACAGGTGTTTCAGGGATTGTTGGCAATGTAACAATAAGAATTCAGGGAATAAGTCCGGCAGGTGAACCGGACGGAACAGATTTGGCAACTGGAACAATCGCAGCTTCGGTTTTCACAACTTCGGATGCATGGCTTGAAGCTACAATGACTTCTATAACCTCATTACAAAAAGACCAACAATATGCATTAGTAATTGATGGCTCAACTTTAACAACAATAAATGCTGATGATTATATTACCGTGAGAGCAGATGGAAGTGCACCTTCTTA